AAAGCAGAAGCAACTGAACTAAATTATCTTAAGAGAACTTCGAGATCTAAATTACCGCTATGATATTCTGGATAGGGTTCACCATCATGTTCCTCAATGAGGGGTTTGTGATGATGAGGCATGTGTCGCCTTGGGCTGCAAAACAGAGAGATAATCTTATAGAAAAATACGGTGATGGTTGGCAAACCTTTCATGGTATAGTAGACTACGTTTGGGTGATTGTTGTAGCCTTAGGGTTTGCATTTTCACCTCACAGAGGTAGTCATTTATACGTCTTTCTCGCCTTCTGGGGTAGTGCATTTACCCTGATATACCTACCGATGTGGGTATCTAAAACTGATAAATAGTTATGTATTAGAGTCGTACAATGAGTGAATTTTTCAAGTCTGCTCCTGTAAGGGCTGCCATGGCAGAAATACAGCAGTTACAAGAAGATATTATGACAGGTCTTGCGATCAATGGTATGAGGCATCCTCAAACACAACAGGAAGGACTCTTACACATTAGCAAGATGAGACAACTTCTTGAAAAACAAAAGAACTTTATGTTCAGATTGTCATTAGAGAAGGAAGACGAAGATGCGATTGAAATGAAAGAGCAGATTCTGGAATCTGCCAAGTTTCTAGGTTTACAACCAAATCAAAATATTGCAGAATTTTTTGATACACTATCTGTAACTCTAGATAAACTAGAAGCCAATCTACCTGATTGACTAATACATAATTATCTGATATAATACAAACAATCCAACAATACAAAAATACGGAGAATACTAAATGTCATTTGCTGCATTAAAGAAACAATCCCGCTCAGGTTCCTTAACTGAAAGGTTAATGAAAAAAGTTGAGAAACTTAATGAGAAGGGTAATAATACTGATGAACGTCTTTGGAAACCAGCTGTAGATAAAGCGGGTAACGGATACGCAGTTATTCGATTCCTCCCTGCACACGCTAATTGTGAACTGCCATGGACTCAAGTTTGGAGTCACGCTTTCCAAGGACCAGGCGGTTGGTATATTGAGAATAGTCTAACTACACTCGGTAAAGATGATCCTGTAGGAGAACTCAACAGAAGTCTCTGGAACAGTGGTCGTGAATCAGACAAAGATATTGCTCGTAAGCAAAAGCGTAAGCTTTCTTACTATGCAAATATCTATGTTGTAAAAGATTCAAGTAATCCTGAGAACGAAGGACAAGTCAAACTATACAAGTTTGGTAAGAAGATCTTTGACAAGATTACTGCTGCAATGCAACCTGAGTTTGACGATGAAGAAGCAATCAATCCATTTGATTTCTGGAAGGGTGCTAACTTCAAGTTGAAGATCAAACAGGTTGCTGGATTCTGGAACTATGATAGTTCAGAATTTTCAAAGTCTGAAGCACTTTTAGATGATGATGATAAATTAGAAGAGATCTACAACAAGATCTATGATCTAAGTGAGTTTACTGCTGCTGATCAGTTCAAAACTTATGATGAACTCAAAGCACGTTTGGACTCTGTTCTTGCAAGAAAGGCAGTTGTAGCTCCTACTCAATCTATTGATGAGGAACTAGAAGATCTTAGTGAAGGGTTGAATCGCCCATCATCTGCTGAATTAGATGAGATATCTAATCTCTCTGCTGCTGCAACAGCATCAACAGATGAAGACGAGGATGACGCACTGAGTTATTTTCAGAAACTCGCTGAAGAGTAAACAATAAGAAAGGGGTCTTACGACCCCTTTTTTTTAGCCTCCCCTTAGTCTGGGGTTATCTGCATTTTTAAGTCTCTTGGTTACAAATTGAGACGATTTCTTATATTTCATTACGTCCTCCATATCTGATACTATACGACTCAGGTATGCTGGTCTTACAACCTTGATTTTTCTTTTAGCTTCATTAAGGTCTAATTCAAATTCATAATTAGATACAGGGAAAATATTATCGTGAATGATAATATCACCATTAGCATCTCTAGCAGTTCCAGCATTGTCTATGGTTACTGCTGGATTTAGATTTACTCCACTATAAGGAATTGTTGTTTGTCTTAGAGGATTTCTTTCTAGATAACTTATATTGAAATTAGAGTTGACATACAATCCCCTCGGAACAACTAATCTGCCATTATCATCTAGTAATTGTTTAGTTTCATAGTGGTGTACCTCTGCTAATTTATCATCAGTTTTATACTTATCAAGAATAAATTTTCTAAAGTCATTCTCCGAAAGAGGCCATTGATCTCTTACCTTTGTTATATTATTTGCAAGTAATACAACCCAATCAAATCTAGGATCTCCATATAGTTTCTGTGCCACTTGCTCTGGTCTTCCATCACCTACGATTGTAAAATCATCAAAAGCAGTGACAACACTTAACATGTCATCACGGAGTTTAGGTCTTCTGAATAAATTTTTTACGGCTATAAATTCGTCATTAGAACTCCTATCGGTAGATCTAGAAACGTAATTAACATTCGGTAGATATGAAAAATATCCTTGCATTTTAGTATCCTACGTCAGCTGTATATGGTGAATCTTGTCTTATAACACTAATAGGCATCAAATCTCCAGTTGATTCGGGATCACCTGAGTCAAATGCTCTTCCCTTAGCAATATCAGAACTATAATCTGTATTGTATATAGGCTCTAATTCGTTAAATTTGAGTGACATCTGTACAGAAATTGGTTGACCACCCTCATATGCCATCCACATTCCCTCTGGAGTGTAGTTAAGGTTTATATCGGTTAAAGCACATGGTTTGAACTTGTTAACACCAAGAATATCTCTACCACCAGATGTAAGATATCTTAATCTGAATATGTTTGGAGTTCCCAAGAAGTAACTAGGACCACCAGCTTGTCCTGTTCCACCAGCCTCAGTACCAGTTTTTCCTGATACAAGTTTCTTCAGTTTTCTAGGAGCAGACCATTGTTTCAAAGCACGAATTATCATTCTTACTTGTGCCGCTTCCCTTCTATCTCTGGGACTCATCACCCAATTAAATTCAAATGATCTTAAAGATACACCAGCAAATAATAATTCTGTATTTGCATTTGCAATAACACCAGCAGATCTACTTAGTATAGTGTCAGCACTGACATCGTATCCCATTTCGCCAACTAACTGACTAATTTCATTTGCCATCAGTTCTTGTCTACCAGCTTGTTGACTTAAACTTCTAGAAGTATTAATTGCGTTTCTTACAAAACCAGTGAATTCACCAAGACCAAGTTTGGACATCACAATGTTTGCGATTCCAAAGTTAGATGATGCTCTTATTGCTTCCAGTGCTTGTAAGTTTATATTATCTTCCTCCCACTTTCTTGAGTTACCATCTATCATATTATTAGGCATGGGTAGGTAGATACCAGCACCTATCTTCTTTCTGTATGGTGAAGATCTTTGAGCACCATATGCTGATCCTACATTCTTAGATGCAAATGATGTAGCATAGGGAGCCTGATATGAATAACATGTAATACTAAAACGATCCTGTTGATCAGACATATCCATAGGATATGATACTGCCGTAGCGAACATTACATCATCTGATGAATCATAGTTACTGGATCCTCTGACTATAGCACCAGTAAGACCGCCTGGCATTAGTAACTTATTTTCATTATCCAACTTTTTCTGTAATCTTTTAATTCTTTGCCATAGAGCAACTTGCTGTCTTCCTCCAGAATTTTCAGCTTTTATTTGTAATCTATTGATTTCTCTTTCAAGATCAGTTGAATAAGTGCTTTTTTTAGTGAACTCTGGTCTTTTATGACCAACTGCCTCGGCATGTCCTGTTACCTTCTGTTTTATATTATCGTTTATTTTCCCTGTAAATGTTGGTGGGTTTGTATCTAATTTTTCTAAGTTGGTTATAGTTACGTTTGATTGTCTTTTATTGTTCCTACCATATGTCTCAAACTCTTTTGCTGTAATCTTACTACTATCCCACACTCCATCTTTGTATATTGGTTCTGCCTGAGGTAAAACTTTACCAGAATCATCCACAGGTAGAATAACTGTAGTTCCAACCTCTTCATTTGATTCTTTTTTATAAAAAACTTTATAGTTTTGAACCTCGCCATCAACTGTCTGCTGGATAGGGGTGTCAGTCCTTATCTCTTGGCCATATATCTTGGCATCATTTGGGAATACTGATTCTACGCTCATTTCTTCCAGTTAAAAGCTCTATATTTGGGATACTTCATACCATTTTGATTTATAAACTGTTCTGTTGGTAGTTTAGAAATCTCTCCCCAATCTTCTGATCTTGGAACTTTTTGTAAGTTTCCTATGCCAGAATACAGGTATTTGTGTATGGTATTTTTGGGAACTGATGCCCCGCCACCGCTATTTAGTAAGCTTACTGCAACCGCATCACGATAACTTGGATTTACATAGTGTAAATTGCATCCTAAGAACCCATCTCTATAGAAAGTTAGTGCAACTGCTAGTGGTTGAGTATCCCAAAAATCATATCTTTCTGGAAAAGATGGACTGTATGAGAAGAAAAATAGATCTCCAACAGTTATTCCAGCAGTATCTTGTGTGCTTATATCTGGATTTTGTACTTCCGATAAAGCATTAGACAGTGCATTAACATACCATGCACCACTTCTGTTTCTGTTACTGGCCTGTTGTTTAATATCTTCTGCGATCATGAGATATACCTAAATCGTCTTCGGTCATGATCTTAAATTCATACTTTCTATCAGCACAGTATTGCTCTGCTGCTTTCCACTTTGCCTCATTTACAACCCATGTCTGCACATCGTGATACCATGCTCTAGTTTTTCTCTTTGGGTTCTTTGGTGGAGCTTTACATTGTTTCTTGGGTTTCACTTCAATCACCACAGATCTTTTTTTACCATTGGAATCAGCATACTTTATGAAAAAGTCTGGAAAGTATCGGTGCATCTTTCTGTCTATGGGATTTTTATATGGAATCCAAAATTCTTCTGACTGCCATTGACTTATATTCTCGGTCAGATCACAATATTCCATGAACTTTTTCTCCCAAAGAGAACGATAAATGATCTGAGTGGGATCACCTTTATACTTTTTTGTATGTTTTGGTTTAAATTTTCCCTTATAAGCCATATACATAGTATGGTATGTCATAATCTTATTTAGATGGCTGAAGATAGAACAGTACAAGGACACTTTCAAAAGATAGCACCATTTGGAGCTGATGTTACTACATCATCAATGAGATCTCCTCAAGGTCTTGACGTTGATTTTGCAGAAGATTTCCAAACCGCACTGGGAGCTCCCTCATTATCTACTTTTTATAAAGTAACTTTGGATCTCGCTAAGGTTGGTAGTAACGCACAGGCTGGAGTAGCTGGATTTAGAGAAGAGAATTCTTTAGAACAATACTTGACATCATGTGGTGTTTTTGATGATGTGTTGAGTATGAGAAGATTTGATTTACTTGCAACCGAAGCTATATTGCCTGGTGCTAGTATGGCTCTTGTACAGGAAGTTGGAAGTAGACAAGGTATAACTGAGAAATTTGCAACACAGAGAGCGTATAATGATATTGCTATAACTTACTATATCCCAGCAGACTATACATCATTGAGATTATTTCAAGAGTGGATCAATTTTATAAACCCACTATACTTTTCTTCTGGTGGCACTACTTCTACAAATGGAAGAGCGGGACACTTCAATGCAAGTTTAGATAGACATGGTTTCCATAGATTCAGATATCCTAATGAATATAAGAAAACTATGTCTATTACTAAATTTGAAAGAAACGTTGGAAGTCACCTATCTAGATTGAGAAACAATGGGATAGATGATCCAAAGAAAACTGTTTTTGCTGGAGAGAAGTTTCAACCAGAAGCTATAAGTTATAAATTCTTGAATATTTTCCCCACCGCTGTACAAGACGTTGCATTAACCTATCAAAATTCTACAGTGTTACAGGTGACAGTTGAATTTGCCTATGATAGATATGTTATAATATCTAATAAGAGTGAAGAAGGAGTGATGGAAGAAACTTTACCTAGAAGAGACGCACAAGGAAAAGGTCTTACAGATAGGGTACTAGTTAATGGTGAAAAGGCGTTCCAGAAAAATTCCAACACAACAACATCACCATTAGGCACAAATGATCTAGTTAATGTCAACAGTAACATAGCTTAAAAAACCCCTCTAAATAATAAAGAATAATTACATATTATGCCTTTACCTAAGATTACGACCTCTGAGCATGAATTGGTATTACCTTCAAACGGAAAGACTGTAAAGTACAGACCGTTTCTAGTAAAAGAAGAAAAGATACTTATACTTGCTTTAGAAGGTGCAAACCAGAAAGAGATAACAAACGCAGTCAAACAAGTTATAAAAGCCTGCGTCATTACCAGAGGAATCAAGATAGAACAACTGCCTGCCTTTGATATTGAATACTTATTTTTGAACATCCGTGCTAAATCTGTTGGTGAATCAATAGATTTACTTGTGACATGTGGTGATGATGGAAAGACTGAGGTTGCAGTTAATGTTCCTATCAACGATATACAAGTTGTAAAATCTGAAGAACATTCTACAGATATTGAGATTGGCGGTGGATACATTGTCAAGATGAAGTACCCTTCTCTTAATCAGTTTATTGAAACTAATTTTACAGAGGACACTGACACTGTGGAACAATCATTTAGTATTATATCATCATGTATTGATATGGTTTATAATGATGAAGAGATGTTTACAGCAGCTGAGTGTACCAAAAAGGAACTCAAAGAATGGGTCGAATCATTGACATCAGCTCAGTTTGCAAAGATTGAAAAGTTTTTTGAGACTATGCCTAAGTTGCAACATACACTTAAGGTAGTCAATCCAAACACCAAGAAAGAGAATACTGTAGTACTAGAGGGGCTAACGGATTTTTTCGCTTAGGTATGTCTCATATCAATCTTGAGACATACTTTAAAATCAACTTCGCTCTCATGCAGTTCCATAAATATTCCCTATGGGAGATAGAAAATATGGCACCTTGGGAAAGAGACATCTATGTTGGATTACTTAGATTACATATTGAAGAAGAAAACCTAAAACAAAAAGCTAGAGAAGCACAAATCAAGAATGGCTAACTTGAAATCTGTTCTGAATATTGGTAAGAACCTTTCTAAAGCTAGAAAGAAAGTAAAGTCTAGCAGCTTATTTGGTAAGGGTAGAAGTGCTCTAGAGAAGGTAAAGGGCAAGATCGGTACAGGTATTAGTAAGATAAAGGGTAGAAGTCTACTACCAAATACTAAGTTACTTGAACCAATCAGACCAGACCTAAAAGATGGTGGTGTCAGAAAAGTCAACAGACTTGTAGAGAGTAAAGTTCAGGCTCTTGTTCCAAAATTATCAGAGAAAGTAAGTAATAAAGCAAATTTATTTGACCCCAACGCATTTTTGGGTAAGATATTTGATGGCGGATTAAACTCACTAAACGGTTTTGCTTCTGGTTTAAATGGGTTGAAAGGATCTCTACAACAGAACTTAGAATTTATAAAGGAAGCGAAGGGTATACTTGTCGATCTTATTGACAAGATGGCTAAATCCAAACCAAAAAAGGCTGGAGGTGGATTCTTTAAAGGTCTTATAAAAACTGTTGCCAGAGTTGGATTGATGGCAATGGCATTGAAAGCTGCCCCAGCAGTCATGGGTGCTGCCGCAGTCGGGGGTAAACTAGCATTAGGTGCTGGATTACTTGCTGGCGGTGCTTTCTTAGGGAAAAAGTTATTTGGTAAGAAGAAAGAAGATGATCCTTCAATAACCCAGATGTTGAAAGAGATAGATGCTGAAAGGTTTAATGATGTAGTACAGAAGTATCAAAAAGAACTTAACTTAATAGAGAAGAGAGCGAGAAAGAACAAAAGGGACAAGGAAGATGATAAGGATAAGGATAAAGACAAAAAAGATGAGAAAACTGATCAGGTAGAAGAAACTAAGAAGGAGAAGACAGAATCTAAAGTAGAACCACAAGATGAGCCTATGGGTGGTAAGTCACCTAATGCTTTATTGAAAGTAGAAGATGGGAAGATGATTGTCACTCCCACATCAGGTGGTGAGGAGACTAGTTCTGAGGTAAGAGAAAAAACCACAGTAGATCCAGTAAAAGAAAAAGAAAAACCACAGGGATTAAAGAGAGTCGCTGCTGGGTTCATGGACTTTGCTACAGGAAATATGTTTGATTTTGATTCTCGTGGATCAAATGTAGATGGTATCAAGAGATTTCTTAAGGGAGATAAGGGAGAGTCTGGTAATAAAGGAAACAGAGGTGCCTTAGGATCTCAAGGAAAGCCAGGCCCAAGAAGAGAAGAATTTGAAAGAAAGAAAAAAATGCTGAAAAACAAGAAAAAGTTTGGTGGAACTGGTAATACAATTACAATAGGAAGCATAACTTATGCACCTGGCGATAAGGGGTATGAGGATGCCTTCAATACAGTTAGTGATACAACATATGAAGCGGGTGCGATAACCCCTCTTGAGTCTACGGCAATGCCAGATCCAAAGACTTTAGAGAGTATATCTGAAGTTACTAAAGATGTTTCCAAATCACCAAAGTCAGTTGCTTCTCTTCAGTCTGATGGTAGTATAGTTCCTATTCCTCTCCCTGTAACTGGTGGTGGTGGTGATTCAAAACAACAACCAATACAGAGAACAAGTAACACTGTGAAGAATAACGTGCCTCTTCTCCCTGCTATTGATATGAATAATATTCATGTACATTATTCTAGATCTGTATTTAACATAGTGGATGCGATGTAATGAATAAATCAGCTCTATCAAAAGTAAGAAAGAAAGCTCAAAGTTCTGTAGATAAGTCAGAGAGCGTCATATCTAGATTCGCCCGTTTCATGGGAACGACTAGTAAGGGTATCAATAGTGATATACCTAGTCCGCAGAAAATGAATAAAGCAAGAAGGTTCGCAAAGAATTTTCAAGGTGGTAAGAGTGGAAAAATTAATAAACTTCTATTAGGTAGTGCTTTAATACTTCCTATTGTATTAGGTGGTGCAATGAAAGCACGAGCGGCATCTTCTACAGATATATTGAATCAACAGTATGGTGGCGATGAAGAAGCCATGAAGAAGGATTTAGATGCAGAGAAAAAAAGTCTAGATAAAGGGAAGAAAAATGTTGATACTAATGTTGATAAGAACAAGGATGCACTTGAAAAACAGAAATCAGAATTAAGTACTAAACAACCAGAAGAACCACAAGTACAACCAGATTCAGAGGAAGAACCTACTGAAGAGAAAAAGAAAGATCCCTTTGCCAAGAAAGAAACGATAGACATAGATGCTTTTGAGCAAGCAATAGATAAGTTTGTTTTCTTATCCAAGCAAGGAATGTTATTTGGTGACAAAGGGCCTGGATTCTTTGAAAGAGTTGGTAATTTCATCAAAGCAACTAAAGAAAAAGTACAAGAAGTTGCAAGTGCTATCAATAACTCAGAAGCAGCAAATAAAGTTAGAGACGTTATTGGTAGTGAAAAGGACGATGGATACCTAGGTCCTAAGTGGTTAGGTATTAAGAATCCTTTCCCAAGTAAAGGTAAACAAGAAAAAGAAGAAGCATCGATACAAGATGGTGTTTCGGAAGTTTATCTTTCTAGAGCCCAACCATTACAAACAGCAATGGGTGACGAAGTAACACCTCAATCAGAAATGACTTATAATCTACCGCCAGAAGTTGCAGGGGATGAAAAGTTCATGTCAGGTATAGCTGATTTGTCTGAGAAGTACAATATTCCACAGAATGATATCCTCGCTATGATGGACTTTGAAACTGGTGGTACATTTGATCCAGCACAGAAGAACTTAGGTCCTGATGGTACGCCAGAAACAGGATCGGGCGCTACTGGTTTGATACAGTTCACGCCTGACACTGCTAAGGGATTGGGAACTAGCACAGACGACTTATCTCAAATGTCTAGATCAGAACAGTTAGAATATGTTGATAAACATTTTGAAACTAATTTGAAAGGTCGTTTGGGTGATGAGGGTGGAGATATATCTGATCTATACATGAGTGTATTATTCCCTGTTGCCGTAGGTAAACCAGATGACTTTGTTCTCTTTGGTAAGGGTGCAATTAATGAGAAGTTTGAAGGAAGATACGAAGCAAATAAAGGTCTAGATGCCAATAATGATGGTAGTATAACTAAGGTAGAAGCTGCTGCAAAGGTTATTCAGTTAAGAGATCAAAATGTAAAGAGTGATGTGTCATCTGTTGAACCGTCTCAAGAAATGGTTACTGCTATGGAAATACCAAATCAATACATGGATTATGATGATGCTTCTGGGATGAGTGGCGGACAAACAGTAGTAATGTTACCTCCACATCAAACACAGCCACCACAAACTGTACAACCAAGTCAGGGTGGAGGATCAAGCGAAGAGGTTATAGTTCTTCCTACAAGTCCAACTACGGTTCTTTCTTTAATGCAACTTCAAAGTTTAGGTGCTAGTTAATGTCATCACTCCAAAAGACACAATTTAAACAAGTTATAATAACTCCTGAGAATGAGATAACATTCAAGAAGGGTGGATCGGAAGATACTAAGAAAAGCACCGCCGATAGACTTGACATCACACCAGCCGTGGTAGCCTTTGATTACTATGAGGATTTACTATCCCCATCTATTTCTGTTGAGTTAAAAATATCAAACACTTCTGCCTTGTACAGTTTAGTTCCCATCAGAGGTTACGAAAGGATTGATCTTAAGATTGGAACTGCCTATGGAGATATAACTTTCAGTGATGAAGATAAGAACCCACTATATGTTGTTGGTATTGAAGGATTAAATCAAACTGAAGGACAAGAAATATTTACTCTTAAGTGTTGTACTCTAGAAAATTTGAAGAATGAGACCGCTAGGTGTCAAATTAGATTTCCAAGAGCACCAATACATATGCACATACAGTATATTCTAGAGGATATACTTCAAGTAGATAGTGAGAGAATATCAACCATAGAAGATACTGTAACACCATATGGATTCATAGGTAACAATAGGAAACCATTTCATACTTGCACATGGTTATGCCCTAAAGCAGTTCCTAGTACAGCTGGAGTCAAGGGAACAACTGAAAGCACTGCAAAGGGAACTGCTGGATACCTATTCTATGAGAACTATGATGGATTTAATTTTAGATCAGTTGACAAAATGATTGATGCAACTCAAGCAGAGTATCCTACTAGTAGTAAAGATCTACAGAGAGACCATCAGATAGACACATACACCTACTCAGGTGTGATTAGCAGAGGTGAAGATGAGAATGAAAAACAGATAATTTCCCATTACACTGATAAAACAACAAATTTACAGAAAAATTTAAGAGTTGGATTATACTCTAACTTGACATATTTCTACAATCCTTTAACATGGAAAGTAGAAGGGTTATTGTACAATCTTAAAGATGAGCTTGGAGATGACAATGTGGAGACCGCTGGTACTGATGTTCCCATACCACAAGGGGATATCTCTAAATTTGCTTCTAGAGTTTTAGTGAGAATTGGAGACACAGGGATGTGGGATCCTACTATAACTAAATCCGATGATGAAGTTATGGACAGTGGAAGAGATAATGCTGACATGGCAAAATCTTTCTCTCGTTACACATTGCTGTTCCAACAGTCACTAAATATTATTATACCATGTAACATCAACTTACGAGTTGGTCAGGTGATTAAAATTGTTTTCCCTCAAGTCGGTCCTGAGGAATCAGGTGGACGAGGAACAAAACAAGGTGATAAACAACTTAGTGGTTTTTATCTCATCAGAGCTTTAAGACACCACTTTGAAATAAATGAGGGTACAAACATTACCTCTCTGAATCTCATACGAGATTCATATGGAATACAATAGGAGAAACTATGGAATCAATAGAAAAACACATCGAAAAAGATAGAAAAATCGCAGAAGATCCTCTAGCAAACCCTGCAGCACGCAGACATGCTAAAGTAGAACTAGAGGAATTAGAAACATACGCAGAACATCACAAAGAAGAGATCGAAGCGGGAGATCATCATGACCCTAACGCTTTAGAACTATTCTGTGATATGCACCCTGACGAACCAGAATGCTTGGTTTATGACGACTAATGCTAGACAGTGCCCTTTTAAAGACCAACTTTGTTGGACGAGATGGATTCGTATGGTGGATTGGTAGAGTAGCTGACCCAGAGGTTTGGCGAAATGAATCTACTGATACGGATGCTGGATGGGCGTTTAGATGTAAAGTTAGAATAATAGGGTATCATCCTTTTGATGAAGAGGTCATGCCAGAGGTAGATTTACCTTGGGCACATGTTCTGGTAGATGCAACTTCTGGATCTGGACAGGGGTGCTTTGGTGAAAGTTCACGAATGGTTGGGGGAGAAACTGTTTTTGGTTTCTTCATGGATGGCGAAGAAGCACAACAACCAGTGGTATTTGGTGCCTTAGCAAGAACTATTAGTGAAGAAGGTCCTGAAAATGCTGACATGTCAGCAACAGTAGGAGCAGAAAGATCTGCATTTGGAGTTGCCTCTGGTCGAATTGGTGGTCTAACCACCATGCCTAATAGTCAAAATAAAACAGGCGGAACACCAACTGACAATGCTGAAAACAAGCATGGAGAGGAATCAGGTGGAGAACTAAAAGATGGTAAAGAAGGAGTAAGTAAATCCAGAAAGTCAGATCAAGTATTTTCTGATACTCAGTTAGGACCACACACCGCAGAGAATGGATGTAAAGATGATGCGATAGGAGATATAGCACATGCACTGGGTAGTTTCTTAACTACAGTTAACTCCTTAACTGAGTTTGCTGGAGTTTATATTGATGCTGCACAAAATTTGATAGGAGATGTACAGAGATTACTTGGTAAAGTCTCTAGATTAATTAGTGCTGCAATCAAAAAAATTATCAATAAAATAAGAGATAAGGTAGTAAAACTTTTATCCAAACTATTCAAAAATCTTCAAGCATTAATAGTTCCAGAACCACAAAAGCCTATGATATCTAAGGCTTTACAGAAGATCATAGATATTATTTTCTGTTTGTTCAATACAAGTTGGGGTGATTTGTTCAATAAGATAAAGGACATGCTAAAGGATATGATTGGAAAGGCAATCAACCCCACAGTTTGTGCTATAGAACAAATGGTTGGTAATCTTTTAGCAGACATATATGATAAGATTGGCGCTGTTCTTAAACCAGTTATGGATGGATTATCTTGGTTGAGTTCATCACTTGGTAAGGTGATGAATTTATTTGGAAAGATCAGTAGTTATATTGACATGATACTATCATTCTTATCCTGTACTGGATTATCTTGTAAGGAATATGAGGATTGGTCACAGGGTTGGGGACTATCTACAAAACCAGCTGGTGACATGGCGAGTGTATTGGATAATGTTGAGATCTTCAAGAAGATGGAAGAGTTTGTTGATGATGCCTCATATACAGGAGGTGGAGTTTATGATGCTAGAACAAGATTCTCTCTTCTCAGTATGCTAGGAGGAGAATATGCAGAATTCTTTGATTGTAATGAGAAAACAAGAAATCCAAAGACTCAAGATGACTTAGGTAACGGAGTTCCACCAGGCTTCACATGGAGTGAGTGTATTCCTCCGAAGGTAGAAGTTCATGGAGATGGAACTAAAACTGCTGCACTGATACCTATTGTTTCGTCTGTGGATGGAAGTATATTAACACTAGAGATCATAGAGCCAGGCAAAAATTACTCAGTGGCACCTCAAGTTACTATCGTTGACAAGACTCGTAATGGTGGTGGTGCAATAGCAGAAGCAATCATAGATGATAATGGATCTATTGTTGATATTTACATGATTGCAACTGGTGAGGGGTATTGCCCTGCAACCAACGTGGTTCCTCCAAAGTATCCTGTAACAGAATCTCCAGACGAAGAGGCACCTTATATTACCTTCACCACTCCAGCTGATGATGCCGTTGGAGTTCAAACCTCTGTATCACTATCAATTACTTTCAGTGAACCAATACTAAAAGGTCGTGGCGATATTACGATTACAGAATCACTTACCAATGTTGTTCAAGAAAGGATTCCTGTAAGAGATTCCAGAATATCATTCTTATCTGATAGAATCATCAGAGTTGACCCAGAAAGTAACCTAAGTGCAAATACAGAGTATTATATCACTATGTCTGAGGGATCTTTCTTAGATAAAGAAAACAACCAATTTGCTGGTATAGCGAGAACTGATACTTACAACTTCACTACTAGAGGTGTTTCTGGAATAGGAAGTGAAGCTGTTGGTATTGTTACCAGTTTAGTTCCATACAGACCTGGCATAGGGTATCAGCCAGGAGATAATGGACAAGTCGGTGCGTGTACATTTGATTTGGTTCTTACTCCAGCTGGATCTATCGCTGGAATTAATAATATAAATTGTCAGGATAAACATAAAACTGTTCCAGCAGTCACGATAAATACCAGAACTGGACTAGGTGCAGAGTTAATTCCAATCATATCATATAGTCCTGACTTTGTTTCTGACAGTGGAGCTGCACCAACTATTGATGGTGGAGTTGCTGGTGGTAGGACTGGGATATCTGCTCCTATGGGTGCAATGGCAGGCGGAAGTCTTTACGTCAAGGTCATTGATTGTGTTTACAGTTTAGATAAGACACAAATTGGTTGGGTAAATGGAAATGCCTATTATGGTGAGTTCCATGTTCATAATGATGTGAAGATGGTTGGAGCCGTACACTTGACTTCACCACACCCTGTGATATACAATACAAGAGAAGAGAGTCTAGGTCAAGCTGCTCCAGTAAATTACATACCAAATACGAATCAAACATATTCCGCTCCAACTACATCACAGACTAATGTTTCCGACACCACTACAACGAGTCAATCTGACACAAGTAATACTACTCCAACTCAGCAAGTTGAACCTCAGCAGACAACTCAACCAACAACTCCTCAACAACAAACTCCGCCATCAACTCCACCAAGCACTCCTCCTCCTACTAATCCTCCTACTGGTGGTGGCGGGTCTGGCGGATCGGGTGGCGGAGGCTACGGAGGCGGATACTAATGGCTGAATTAGATAAACAGAATAGTAAAACAAAAGAATATTACGGAAACTTTCCAGGCTATAGAGTTACTTCTGGGATCAAAATCCCTGATGGAGACTTAAAGGGCAAGTATGTTGATTACTCAGTAATGACAGATGAGAGTCAGGGTATCGCATTTTATAAACACGGATTACAAAAGTTAGTAGTACAAGATTGTTCTTATGAAACTGTAGGACTTAGAACGAAAGAAGGAAGTTATGCAAAGATAATTGCTGCCAAGTACGGACATGTTATGATAGATGCACAGGACGGTGATATAATATTTAAGGCAAGGAACATCAGATTACAAGCCACAGAAGAAGTTACTATTGGTGCTGACAATCAATGTTATATAAGATCACCACTTTTTAATATAGCATCAAACACAACTAATATTTTGGGAGTGGGTAAGTTAAGTATGGGTGGTAACTTCATTGATATCAATGGTGGTGTAGAAGTTTCACTTGGAACTCAATCTGATTCTAAACAGGGTGGTTTCTTAGGAATGATACTATCATTTGCTGAAAGATTTAAGGACTTCTTATAATGGCAGTAACCAGTTCTATACAAATGATTGGAGACAAGGCGGTTATTGGAGCCTTGGATACATCTTTCTTGCCTGCTGTACCAAAAGTTTTCCCAGGCACTCTAGTATCTAATGGTCCTGTTTATTTGGGAGCAGTTCCTAATATTGGAATACCAATGGCAGCGGTCATGATTGGGCCTCCCATGAATATTCCAACACCAAATTCCTTACAGGTTGATGGTATTTCTATCTTTAGAACAGGCATAACTAACTTCTTCACACTGAACAACTATTTTGCCTTATGTACTAAGTTTGCCCCTACAATCAGAAACTCTACAAG